CCAGATAGATCCTCAATCGCAGCGCCAACACCGTTGACGATGTTCACTACAGCGCCCATAGCTGCGAAAGCAGCCGAGATCTTAGCAACCACCAAAGCGATTACTTGGGCCTTCTTCATCAGGCCAACCAGCGACATAACCCCGATTGCTAACTGGGCGACCATTCGGATCGGACCAGCGAGAGCGTTGAGGCCATTTACCATGCCGGTTACAATGGGGGCTGCACTGCGCAGCAATGTGAACCTTGTCATCAAAGATGCAAGAAGTGTTCCCGCCCCGGCCAAGACTCCCAGAGCGGTGTGCAGAAGCAAGACCTTCTGTATCACCCCAGCCAGACCAGTGGACTGCTTGCCAAGCAAGCCCATGCCCAAACCGAGCGAACTAAAGATTAGGGAGGCGCCCCGCAGGCCCAACACCACCCGGCTGAACCCTCCCACGGCCCCTGACAATGCAGAAAGGACCGTCACACCCCCGACTAGGAGTCCAACAGTCCTTGCTACATGCGTGACCGACGACGTCACATCTTTGTCGTAGTTCCTCCAGAAACGTCCTGCGGCAACAAGTCGTTGCCCTAGACTGATTGCGGCTTGCCCTATGGCAGCAAAGTCTGACTTTGCCTTCGTGCTTCCTGCGTCGTCATAGTCGATGCGGATAACACCATGTGCGGTGCCCAAATCATAATTTGCCATGGTGTCCGCCTCCTATCTTGCCCGGTTGGCCGGATCTCTGAATTGCCTGGTGCCCTCCGACACCCTCCACTTGTTGAGTACCATATTCCTTTTCACTTCTGCAGCCTTGTCAGTCTTTGCTTCCTGTCCGGCCCTTTCTATCTCTCCATCTATCATCAATCCAAATCGGAACACGGCCTTGTCCAGAAAATAAGCCGCAATTGGATTAGCTACTTGTAGTTGCTGGCTCGGCCGGTACCCCTGATAGGTTTGGCTCAGCCTCCACGCCTCCCACAGCATCCTCGGACTCTTCACGAAACGTAGGCAGGTCACCCATGTCCCCGAACGACGTGTGGAAGATGGCCATGCGATCCTGCATTGCGATCATGTCAGTGTAGACGACACCGACCTCGCGCGTCTCCAGGTCCTGCTCCACCCCATCGTCATCGACATAGACCGGGCGAACGACATCCGGCGCAAGGACAACGGCCTCGACAATCTTGTCGACCATACCGAGCATCGCAGAGAGTTCTGCAGGATTGGAGAACAGGTTGGAGACGGCTTTGATGTTTTCGGCATCCTCTTGAGCCTTAGCCTGAGCCTTAGTCAGGGCCTTCTTCTTGCGGTCCTGCGGCTTCTTGCCCTGGGCAGGATCAGCAACATACTCATTCATCATGTTGGTGAGGATATCCATACGATCAAGGAGCCCCATGACAGCGATCTTCTCAATAGAGAGTCGCCGCAACTTACACATCTGCCCAGACGGGCAAGTAAAGTCGAATGAATTGGACCCGTCCGATACGGTCCAAGAAGTCGGGGCGTACTGGTCTGCGTTACCGTTGCTGGGCATCTCTGTGCTCCTTCAGCTTTCCGGTTGGAGGGTTATACAGGAGTAGTCGGAATTGCGATCGGAGTTTCATTCTGCACGAAGTCGTACAGGATGTCATCGGTCTGGTCGAGCATCGGGAGACCCGATCCCTTACCAGAAGTCAGGAAGAATTCGCCGTCGTTGAACTCGCCCTCCAGGTTGTCGGTGAACCTGCACCGGTAGATGATGCAGTGGATGTCACCACCGGAGTCCGAGATGGACTGGCCCTCGATGCGGAACCACGGACGAGTCTGCGATCCCTTCTTGCGGAAGATCCGCTTGGAGGCCGGGCTGATTCCGGAGTCGATGATCTCTCCGCCCGTCATGGCCTTCCAGGCTTCCAACGACAAGCCGCCAGACTCCAGTTCCCATTCGACCTGGGCGCCCTTACCCCGAGTGGTGACGACACGGTCATCTCCACGTAGCTCCTCGAAGTCTTCTGCTTCGGAGAACGAAAGAGTACGAGCGTTGGGAAGGTCGATGGTCACATCAGCACCATCAGCCAGGATTGAGCCGTTGGCGTCAGTGTACGGCGTAACCTTGATGTCACGGATACCATACGGTAACGCGGTGGGCAGTGGTTCGCTCATCTTGCCCTTCCTATCTTTGGATTCTTGAACCTTCTGGTTTGGATCAACTTACCTGACGGTATGTCAAACTGATGCAAGATGACCCAATCTGTACCCGCCCCGCAAAGACTGGACCGGCACTTGACTTCCAGAGTATTGGCGTCAAGCAAGATCCCGAATAGCAGATGGCGATCGCACCGAAGCTCTATTACTTCTTCGGCACCTTGAACAGCTTGTCCCTCCCGAGGATCTCCAAAGCTCCTTCCGAAAGGTCTTCCAGCGGCACCTTGTGGTCGTTCTCTGGAGTCCATCGGGTGTCCTTCTGGTCGTTGACCCCGGCCCCCTTCCACTGCGCCTTGGTGATCTCCCGAACGGTAGCCACCTTGCCGGTGTAGTGGACGAAGTTGTCCTCAACCGACTTGGCTTCCCCCTCCGCAACCTCCGGAGTCGGATCATGAGCCAGAGTTGGCCCCCCGGCTGCTTCCTTCGCTGTTTCCTTCGGTGTAGCCGTCATTTACATGCTCCTTTCCTCGTCTATCTTATCGTGAGAGCACCGTGAATGCGGCATTCTTCACGATCGTCCCGAATGTGTCATCTGTGTCATCCCGCCCCAGGCCGTTACATTTGGCCTGGGTAAGTATGCCGTCTGCCCCCTCCACTTGCGTAGCGGTCTCCAATAGCTCGACCACACGTCCCAGTATCTGCTGGTGGCCTGAAAAGTCAGTGCCCTCATCTCGGGATCGGTGGCACCATACGGTAAGAAACTGCGGTCCGTGTCCTCGAATAGCAAAGGTCTTCTCCTCCCACCGCAACACAAGGTAGTAGCCGGTCCTGGGTCCGACGTCAATCGTGGGGGCGGGGAACACCCTGTCTGCGTCTATGCCAAAGTCTCCGAGAGCATCGTCTGTGGATAGCATATTGAAAACAGCCGCTTCGCAACTCATATCCGACCCCATAGTCCATTGATCAAACCCTGCAGCTCCGTCATAGCTTGCCGAAGAGCGGGAAGGATGATCTGATACTTGCCATGATTGGCGACCTCTAGCCAGATGCCATAAGAGACTGCATGCGCAAGGACAAGCTCCCAAGCTCTTGCTTCAGGAAACGAAGTGGCGTGAAGACCTGCGCGTGCCGCCCCCGTGTCGTCGTGCCAAGGCGCCATGGTCTTTAGATACCCGGTAGAGCGCGCCGCTTGCACTTCAAATGCAGCAGTGATCGCAACATGAGTCTTTGTCTTAAGGATCTCAATGTTGCGATCAATCTGACCGCTATCCCAAGTCATGCTAACCATTTTGCGGGTCCGTTCCATACGCCCTTACGTTGGCGCGAACCTCATAGCCATTGTAAGGGATAACAGAGGACACCTCATATCGAGTAGCGCCCTCTTCCCAGAAGTCGCCAATTCCAACCTGAGCGTCGTAGGTCCCCAGAAGGACATAGTCCACACGACGTTCAGTTCCATCACCCCCGGACTGCTCTATGCTGGCCCCGGCGGGCGAGACCATGATGACCTTGAACGTTTGAGGGGCTCGTGCCGGGCCCTCGCTGGTCGCGTAAGCGCCTGACGGCGTCCGAACCCGCCCTCGGGTCCGTAGGGCGATCGACACCGGCTCCGCCTCAATGAAAGCCTCTGTCACACCCCTCTGGATGGCGAGTTCATACTCCAGAGCGCCGTCAGGAATGGTCATCATACCCTCGTGATTGGATAAGTCTTCATGTAGCGGCCCGACTCCGGATCGGTTGGGTCAATCGGAGTCTCTTCTGCAACCGCAAGTTTCTCATACTCCTGCGCCAATCCGACCATACGCGGATAGATGGAGTCCAAACTCCTTGAGCTACCCGCCTCGGAAACGTTGACGAGGTATAGAGTTTGCGCCGCCCGCTTGCGGTAGTAGAGCGCCGCAATTCGATTGGCACTCCGCCCCGCTGCAATCAACTCCAGGATCTGCTTATTTCCGAAGCCATGCGATGCGGCGTCATCCTCAAGCAATGCCTGAACCTCTGTAAGCGTTACAGCCATATCTCCTCCTATGCGGCCATTAGTGTGGGAGTGCCAACCTTAGGCAGACGGTGGAAGCAGGATTCCCAAGAGCCGGTAATGTCCACCCACATCATACTATCTCCAGGCAATGCTAACGACTGAACACCAGAGATATCTGGAGCAGCCATTCCTCCATAGAGAAGATCAGCAGTGTGGGCCGTAGCGCTGGAGGTAATGCCTTCTGACCCCACCTCTGCAATGAGCCAGTCGCCCTTTGTCAACGCTGTCGGTCCCGTCCCTGTCAGACGGGTGGCCCCGACATTTGTCTGCTCTGCGGTGGTTGCCCAAGTCGACCCGCCCACTGCCGCTGTGGCAAGGACAGTTCCCCTAAGAGTATTTGTTTGCCCCTGGCTTAGCCAGACTTGACCAAGATATCCCTTGAATGCAGAAGTTGCATCTGCCTTGCGGCCGTGCCAGAACTGTGCCGTGTCATTCACAGCCATGGAGCCAGACTCTTCGATTTCTATCATAAATAGCACATGGAGCATATTCCATGTAATGTTGGTGCTTGTGTCAACTCTAGACATGGCCATCTGCCTGGAATTTGGCAGTCCAGTCTTCAGGCAAATGAACCCTGTCGTTCCACCCGTATAGGTGCCCTTTGGCGTCGGTGTCCAAGGAGCCCTGTCATCACTCAAATACCGTCGAATGGTCATATCACAACTCTTGTGTCATTGAGGTGCAAATCCAGTTGCCGGAAAGCACTGAATACTTCAGCACAATTATGCCAACTTTCCCTGCTGAAATAACATATGTGACCGCTTGGCCGGAAGTGAGCGCAATGGATGCATTCAAAGTTAATGTGCGAGCTGATGTGACGGCAAGTATCTCGACCACAAGTACTTGTCCATCAGCGCCATTTGTCGGCACGCCCATCGTCGGATTACCATTCGCGGTGATCTTGTGGTTATCTCCAGTGGACGCATCGATGGCTAGTACGGTTGTAACCGTCTGAGCTTGTGGGGGCTTCACAACTACAGGAGCAGTTACCGTTCCGGTGAATGTCGGGCTGGCTGCACCCACAGCGCCAATTGTCGCCAAGACAGCGGCCGCATCAGCATCATCAAGAATGGTCTTAACGAATGTGGATACGCCAAGTGTTGTAAGGAAGTTTGTTGCGGCGGCATCATCTAGCAATGTCTGCACAAATGCCGACACACCAAGCGTAGTCAATTGCGCAGCGGCATCGGCATCATCCAATAGCGCTCTACCGGCTGCCGTGAGGTCGGCCAAAGAGAATGCGTCAGACCCAGATCCATACGGCAGCTTATTAGCCGCAATCGTTAATGCACCGAATGCGGTTAATGTTGGGTCAATTGGTTGGTATGCGGCATTGCCCTCTGAG